CAGGTGGATGACAAAGCCATCTTCAGGCGATAATGGGAGGGCCAGCGGTCCCGTGGCTCAACTGGATAGAGCAGCCCCCTCCTAAGGGGCAGGTTGCAGGTTCGAATCCTGCCGGGATCGCCAAATTTCCTTGTAAATATGGCCTTTTGCGAAGTTGCAGATACGCCCGGCAGCGCTTCGCGGCAGAACATGGCACGAACAAATCGTCCCATGGCATGCCGAACTCGCACAAATCCCGCACAGTCTGCGACGTTGCGTTCCGGTTTTACCCCTTCCACGCACGGCTCGAAACGGGGGGGAGAAGCATGAGCAATCGCGTCAGTGTCTCCGTCGTGAAGAAGCGCCTCGGCTCGCCGGTTCGCAAAGCCATCATGCTCTACTGCGCCGACAAGGCGAGCGACGATGGCAGCGGGATTTTCACGTCGAAGGGAACCATCGCCGCGGAACTGGAGCTCTCCCGCTCAACGGTGATCTCGAACATCAACGACCTGGTCGAAGATGGCCTCTTGATTGTGGTGCGGGACCGCCCCCACCAGAACGGTGTGACGGTCGAATATGACATCGATCTCGACGCCTTGAAGGCGCTCCCGAACGTCAAGGAAAAGGACGATGACCCGTCCGGGAGCCGGACCCGTCCGACAGCTGGACCCGTCCGGCAGCCGGACAGGACCCGTCCGGGAGCTGGACAGGACCCGTCCGGGAGCCGGACACAAACCATCCTTGAACCATCCCTTAACCCTGTGTGTGTCGATGACGGCATGAAGCCTGAGACCGACGCGGCGTTTGAGAAGTTCTGGTCGGTCTATCCGAGGCCCAAGTCGCGGGACCGTTGCCGAGAGCTGTTCATCAAGGCGGTGAACTCGGGCGTTGATCCGAAACGCATCGCAGCGGCAGCCGAAGCGTATGGGGCTGAGAACCGGGGCAATGGCCGCCAATACCTCGCCTATGCCGACAACTGGCTCAAGGACCGACGCTGGGAAGAGCAATCCGAGACCACGCAAGCGAAGCCGACGCAGAGCGAAGCCGGCGACATCGTTACTTTCTGGGCAAGCCGGATCGTCAACGGCGAGCCGGTCACCGCATCGGCGATCAAGCCTGGCATGGCTCGCGAGATGCTCGGTCGAAAGCTGGTTACGCTCGAGCAGCTGAGAGCTTTGGGGGTGAGCGCATGACGACGATGGCACCGCGTCAGCGTCCGCCGCTCGACCGCTGGCGCTTCGACGAACTCGCCGCAGGCGCGGAGAAGATCTGGGGCCTTGAAGCCATCGCGAAGGTATTGGGCGTGTCATCCTCGACCGCACGGCGGTGGGCGGAAGTCGACGACGTGCCGATCTACCGTCCGGCTGGCGTCGGAGCTTACTTTGCGCTGCGCTCCGAGCTCATCGCCTGGCTTCGGTCGAAGTGATGGAGGGCCGGGGGGTGGTCTCGAACTTCGGCGTGGCTATGGGGACCGGCGCGGGGTCCACGGCGCAACATTTGCCTGAAATAGGGTTTTTCGATGGTGGGGTTTGGCAGGATTTGACAGGATTTGGTAGGATCTGGCAGCTATCCAACGCCGCCGAAACGGCCAAGTCTGGCGGCATGTGGCCGTTCAAACGCAAAATCCAGACCGAGACCAAGGGCCTCGCCGAACCGGGCGATGATCTCTACGCGCTCTTCGGGCTCACGCCCACCACGGCGACCGGCACGCCGGTCACGCCCGACGCCGCGCTGCGGGTGCCCGCGGTGGGCTCCGCGATCCGTGTCATCTCCGAGGCCGTCGCCACGCTCGACGTGAGCGTGAAGCGTCTTGAGGCCGACGGCACCGAGATCCTCGTGCCGGACCACCCGGCTCTGCCCCTCCTGCGCGACCAGGCGAACGACTGGACCGATGGGTTTTCGCTGATCCGCGACCTCGTGATCGACGCGCTCTCGGACGACAAGGGCGGCATGGCCTACGTCAACCGGCTGGGTGACGGGCGTATCGCGGAGATCATCCGCTACCGCCGGGGCGTCATCGACGTGCAGTTCGACCAGACCACGGGCGAGCCGCACTACAAGATCGACGGCCGCCGGGTGCTCGCCTCGGATATCATCCACCTCCGCTGCCCCTTCGGGCGCGCGCCGCTCTCGCTGGCGGCCGAGGCCATAGGGGTGGCCATGGCGCTGGACAAGCATGCGGCCAAGCTCTTCGGGCGTGGGGCGCGTCCCTCCGGCGCGCTGATGTTCCCCAAGGGGATGGGCGAGGCCTCGGTGAAGGCAGCGCGCACGGCCTGGCGGGCGACCCACGAGGGCGACGACGCCAACGGCCAAACCGCGATCCTCTACGACGGAGCCGAGTTCAAGCCGTTCACATTCAACTCGACCGACGCCCAGTTCCTCGAAAACCGCAAGTTCCAGATCCTCGAGATTGCCCGCGCGTTCCGCGTCCCGCCGTCGATGCTCTTCGATCACGACCGTGCGACCTGGTCGAACACCGAGCAGATGGGTCGCGAGTTCCTGAGCTACACGCTGGAGCCGTGGCTGCGGGCTGCCGAGGGGGCGTTCCGCCGCGCTATCTTCGCCGACGAGGAGCGCGCCACGCATGCGGTGCGCTTCGATCGAGACGACCTAACCCGCGCGGATCTGAGCACGCGGGCCACGGTCATCAACTCGCTGATCTCGTCGCAGACCATCAACCCGAACGAGGGCCGCGCCTGGTTGGGGTTGCCGCCCCGCGCCGGCGGCGACGAGTTCCTCAATCCCAACATCACGGCGACCGCAGAGCCCGCCTCCGCGAGCGTCGAAAACGAGGACACGCCCGATGCAGCTTGACGACATCCGCTCCTTCTCCGCCGATCAGGATCGCGGCTCATGGTTCGACCTGCTCGACCCGGTCACCGGGCAAGCGACGGGCATCCGCCTGAAGCTGGCCGGGCCGGACAGCGAGCTGCAAAACCGCGCTCGCCTGCGTCTCGCTGACGATCTCTCTGAGGTTGCCGACGCTGAGGGCCGGGTATCCGCCGAGGCGCGCGAGCGGGCCCGGATCGACAGCCTCGCGCGATGCATCCTCGCCTGGGAAGTCTCCGAGGATGGCCAGCCGCTGCCCTTCACCCATGCCAATGTGGTCCGCCTGCTCAAGGCGGCCGCGTGGGTTCAGGCCCAGGTGGATGGCTTCGCCTCGGATCGCGCCGCGTTCCGGAGGGCTGTCTGATGGATCGCGTCTACCTCGAAACCAAGATCGAAGCCGACGACGATGGCAGCGTGGAGGGGCTGGCGTGGAAGTACGCGCAGCCCGACCGGATCGGGGACATGATCGCAAAGGGTGCCTTCTCCGGCGCGTCTTTGCCGCTTCCGATGCTCTTCGGGCATGACCAGAACGACCCCATAGGGACGTGGGATGTGGCAGAGGACCTCTCCGAGGGGCTTCACCTGAAGGGGCGCCTGCTGATCGACGACGTGCCGCGTGCCCGCGAGGTCCGCGCACTGGTGCGTTCGGGGGCTGTTCGCGGGATCTCCATCGGTTTCAGGACCAAGAAGGCGGCGCCCCGACCGCGCGGCGGCCGGACAATCTCGGAGCTCGAGCTCCTCGAGGCCAGCCTCGTGACGATCCCCATGCATCCCGGCGCGAGGGTCACCTCGGCCAAGACGGCGGTGCGGGCCCTCAGCCTCGCCGCAAACCTGCAACGCGCTGCGGCGCAGCTCGCAAAGAAGGACACCTGATGCGACACATGAGCAAGACCGAGCTGCTGGGCAGCGCGGCAATCACCCTAAAGGATGGCGGTAACGACGACCCTGAGGACATCGTCACCAAGGCGCTGGAGGGTCTGACCGAGACTGTCGAGAAGCGTTTCGACGCTCAGGAGGCCGAGCGCAAGAAGCTGTCCGAGCGCCTGGACAAGATCGAGGCGAAGTCGAACCGCGCCAAGGGCGAGGGCGACGACGATCCCGACGAGGCAGCGGAGCTGGAGAAGAAGTCCTTCGGCACGTACCTGCGCAAGGGCAATGGCGCGACCGACGAGGAGGTGAAGGCCCTCACGGTCTCGAATGACGAGCAGGGCGGCTACCTTGCACCGGCCGAGATGTCGACCGAGTTCGTCCGCGACCTCGTCGAGTACTCGCCCATCCGCTCGGTGGCGAGCGTGCGCGGCATCTCCAGCCCCTCGGTGAAATACCCGAAGCGCACCGGCGGCACGAACGCCCAGTGGGAAGGCGAGGCGGAAGAGGCCGCGGAATCGACGGTCACCTTCGGCCAGCTCGATGTTCCGGCCCGCAAACTGATGACCTACGTGGACATCTCGAACGAGTTGCTCTCGGACAGCGGCGGCACCGCCGAGGCAGAGGTGCGCCTCGCGCTGGCAGAGGACTTCGGCAAGAAGGAAGGCGCCGCCTTCGTCAACGGGACCGGCGCAGGCCAGCCCGAGGGCCTGATGACGCATCCGGACATCGGCGAATACGTCAACGGCTCGACCGCCGCCGTCTCCCCCGACGCGATGGTCAAGATGATGTACGACCTCCCTGCGGCCTACCGAAACAGCGGCACCTGGATGATGAACGGCACCACGCTGGGCGTGATCCGAACGCTCAAGGACGGCGATGGCCGGTTCCTCTGGCAGCCGAGCTTCCAGGCCGGCCAGCCGGAAACCATCCTCGGCCGCCCCGTGATCGAAGCCGTGGATATGCCGGACGTGGCTTCCGGGGCCTTCCCGATCCTCTACGGCGACTTCAGCGCCTACCGGATCGTGGACCGGCTGGCGATGTCCATCCTCGTCAACCCGTACCTGCTGGCGACCAAGGGCCTGACACGGATCCACGCTACCCGCCGTGTCGGTGGTCGCGTGCTCCAGGCCGCGCGCTTCCGCAAGCTCAAGATGTCTACCTCGTAAGGAGAGCAGCCATGCGTGACATTGCACCCAACATCGGCGTGGTCCAGGCAGTGGCGCCTGCGGTCCTCACCGCAACGAACATCTCGGCCGCCATCGACCTTCTGGGCTTCGATAGCGCCGTGGTGGTCATCAACACCGGGGCCATCGTGTCCTCGGGCGACTTCACAGCCAAGCTGCAGGAGAGCGACACCACGACCTCCGGCGATTTCGCGGACGTGGCGGCTGAGCACCTGGTGGGCGATCTGCCGGCCAGTCTCGAGGCCGACAGTGTCGTGAAGCAGGGCTACATCGGCAACAAGCGGTACATCCGCACGATCATCACAATGAATGGCGGTACCTCCATCGCCGCGAGCGCGGTGATGGTGAAGGGGCACCCGGCCGAGTCGCCGGTGGCTTGATCATGAATTGCGGAGCGGACTCCTTGTCGGGCGAAGCGGTCAGTCCAAAAGCGGCAAGCTGTCCTCCCTACCGCTCCGTATTCGCTAGGGCGAAGATCAGGGCCAAGGACAGCAAGACCGAGGGAGCGGGCTTCGGCCCGCTCCTGACCGAACAGAGGAATTCCGGGATGCCTTCGAAACCTCCCCGGGTCTGCGGGTGCGGCAAGCGTGTTCTGTTCGGGCTGAGATGCACATGCCAGGCGAAGCGCGATGCCGAGCGCAAGGCCCGTCATGATCAGACCCGCCCGAGTTCGAGTGCCCGCGGCTACACGGGCTCATGGGATCGGGCCAAGGCGGAGTTCCTCCGCCATCACCCATTCTGTCGACGCTGCGGTGAACGCGCCGCCGTGGTCGATCACACGATCCCGCATCGCGGCAACCAGGAGCTTTTCTGGGATCGCTCCAACTGGCAGCCGCTCTGCACCACCTGCCATTCCAGCGCCAAGCAACGTGACGAGCGGCGCGCCAAAAAGAGGACATGAACCATGCCAATATTCGCAACCGCGGGCGCCAAGCTCTACATCGGTGCCGCGATCGAGGATCAGTCGACTGACTTTGTGGTCGGTGATTTCGACGGCCAGAGCTGGACCGAAATCGAGGAACTGGAATCTTTGGGAAGCTTCGGCGACACCTCCCAAGAGATTTCCATCGACATCATCGGGCAGAAACGAACGAAGCGCCTCAAAGGCACTCGCAGTGCTGGGAGCGTGGAAGTCGTCTGTGCTATCGACTATTCCGATGCCGGTCAAATGGCGGCGCTCGCGGCCGAGAAAGCCGACGGCAACTATGCCTTCAAGCTCGAGTTCGATGACGCACCTACGGGCGGCACGCCGTCTGAACGCTACTTCGTTGCCATGGTCGGCAGCGCCTCCGAGCAACTCGACGCGGCGAACAACGTCATGAAGCTCAACCTCTCGCTCTGGATCAACTCCAACGTTGTCCGGGTGAATGCGGCAGCTGCGTAAACCATGCCCATCGTCACACTCGAGGAGATCAAGGAGCAGCTGAGCTTCACCGACGATATCGGAATGGTCGATGACGCGATGCTCCAGCGCAAGCTCGACGCGGCGCAGAACCACGTTGAGCGGCTCCTCGGGTTCGGAATCGAGACGTCCTTTGGTGGCGTCGACCAAGATCCGATCCCGCCGGCGCTGGTGGAGGCTGTCAGCCAGCTTGCGGCCTGGTGGTATGAGCAGCGTGAGGCGGCCAGCGAAGTGGCCCGCGAGGTTCCGTTCGGAGTCCACGAGATCATCACCGAGTACCGGGAGTTCACTTTCTGATGGCAGACGATGGCGGGCTGCGCAGCTTCCAAAAGCGCATGAAGGCGATGGTTCGCGCCGGCAAGGACGCGGCAGCGCCGGCGCTCCTCCAGGGGGGATACGAGGTGGCTGAGGCGATCGAGACGCTTGCCCCGGAGGACTCGGGCGACCTTGTGGGCTCCATCGCGGTGACCCCGGCGGGCCAATCGACGCCGCCCTATTCGCAGCCGGGTGGCTCACACGTCGTGCCTGAGAACCAGGTGGCGATCACCGTAGGTAACTCGGAGGTGCGCTACCCGCACCTGCAGGAGTATGGCACCCGACACCACGCGGCGCAGCCCTTCTTCTGGCCCGGTTTTCGGCTCGCACGCCGGCGCGCCGAGAATCGCATCAAACGGGCTCTGGCAAAGGCGATCAGGGAGGCCCGCTGATGTCCGCAGACCTCGCCATTCAGATCGCCATCCGGGCCCGACTTGTCGCCACCTCGGCCGTGACGGATCTCGTCCCGGCGTCCAACATCCTCGACCGCAATGCCACCCCAGCACCGCGTCCCAGCATCGTGATTGGCGAGGCCCAGGTGGTCGACGAGGGCCGTTCGATCGCCCGCACTCGCGAGAGGGTGTTTCACACGATCCATGTTTGGAAGACCGAGCTGTCGCGCGAGGGTGTGAAGGAAATCATGGCCGCCGTTCGGGCTGCCATCCGCGGCGCCCGTCTCGACCTCGGCGCGGATTACCACTGTGTCGATTGGCGCGTGAGCAGCGCGCGGGCCATGTCCGATCCGGATGGGGAAAGCTCTCACGGAGTCATGGTCGTCGATGTGCTGGCTGAGGAGGTCTCTGCATGAAGGCCGGTAAGATGGTCCACGTCATCGACGTTCAACAGGCGTCGATGACGGTCAATGCGGCCGGCACCCCGGTGCAGACCTGGTCGAAGCTCGCGACGTTGCGCGCGGAGCTGATCGAGCAGAGTACCGAAGAGTTTCTGCGGGGCGCTGGCGATACCGGCGTTACCACGCTGGCTTTCCGCACCCGGCATGTCTCGGGGATCACCACAGACCACCGCGTGAGTTTCGACGGCGCGGCGTTCGACATCGAGGAGATTGTCGCCATCGGCCGGCGGCGCGGTCTGGAGCTGAGATGCAAGAGGGGGCAGCCATGAGGGGCATGAAGCCGCATATTAGGATCGAGCGCGAACCTCTCGCGGATCGGCCTGCGCCGGAATACCTGAGCGAGGACGCGCGCTCGGAGTGGGACCGCATCGTGCCATTGCTCGCAAAGCGGAAGATCCTGACCGAGGCAGATGTCGGGTGCATCGAGAACTACTGCATGGCGATCGGAACGGTGCGCGAGATGGACCGCGAGATCCAGCGCATCGGCGCGGTCCAGAAGGTGTACAAGGTCGATAAGGATGGGAACTCGGTCCTGATCTCCATTCGGAAGCACCCGGCTGTTGGCATCCGTAGCGAGGCGATGACGCAGGCTCGCCTATATGCGTCAGAGCTTGGCGCGACTCCGGTTTCGCGGTCCCGTCCGACCATCGAAGACGATGATGGAGACGATGACCTGTTCGGCTGGGAAGGCGCTTCCTGATGCTGGTGCCGTCCTGGATTGATCGGCCGGAAGATATCCCTGATCCGCTTGGACGGGGCGAGCGGGCCGTGCGCTGGCTGAACATGCTGAAGCATCCGAAGAACCCGGCGCTTGGTCATCCGTTTCAGCTCGATCCGTGGCAGGAGAATGTCGTGCGGCGCATCTATGGGCCGCGAAACGAAGACGGCTCGCGCATCGTTCGACGCGTCGTGCTGCTACTGCCCCGAGGCAATCGGAAAACCAGTCTCGCCGCCGGGCTCACGCTCCTGCATCTGATCGGGCCGGAAAGTCTTCCCGGTGGGCTGATCGTATCGGCCGCCTCAGCGCATGAGCAGGCGCTGGAACTATTCAACGAGGCGGCAATGGTGATCCGCTTCGACAGGCGGCTCGAAAAGCACCTTTCGGTTCGCGAGTATCAATCCCGCGTGTCGTGCCAAAAGCGGCAGACACGCTATATCGCCGTCGCATCCGACGGGAAGGTGCAGCATGGCAAGACCCCGAACGTCGTCATTGCCGACGAGCTGCACGCATGGGAGGGGCGTGCGGGCCTGCGCCAATGGGAGGCACTCGACTCGGCGCTTGTGAAGGTCCCCGGAACGCTGATGATCGTGGCCAGCACCTCGGGTCGTGGCCAGGAGAACCTCGCTTGGAATACGGTCGAATACGCGATCAAGGTGCAGAAAGGCGAGATTGATGACCCGGCAACGCTACCGGTCATCTTCATGGCTGAGCCTGAAGACGACTGGAAGGATGAGGCCCTGTGGCATGCGGTCAATCCTGGCCTCGTGCATGGATATCCTGACCTCCAGGCTTTTCGCGACAAGGCGCGCAAGGCCGAACATTCTCCGTTCGAGCGGGACAGCTTCCTTCAGTTCAACCTCAACCGGTGGCTCGACCAGACCACCTCTCCGTTCGTCGAACTGCACGTCTATGATCAGGGCGCGCAGGAGGTGGATGTCGAAGAGATGGAGATGGTGCAGGAGCCTTGCTACCTCGGCGTCGACCTCTCCAAGAACGAGGATCTGACCGTCGTCGTCGCCTGTTGGCCGGACGGGGAAGATGGTTACCAGGTCGTGCCATTTTTCTTCTGTCCGGAGGAGAACTTGCGGGCCCGCGGGGAACTGCACGGGGTCGACTACGTCTCCTGGGCGGAAGACGGCTACATTATCCCGACGCCCGGCAATACGGTCGACCTGCGCGCGGTGGAAGATCATATCCGCGAGCTTTGCGCGAGATACACCGTGCGCGAGGTAGCATTCGACCCGACCTACGGCAGGGCGATGATGGCCAGTCTCCTCGAGGACGGCATGCCGGCCGTCGAGTTTAGGCAGGGTTGGGCGACGATGGCGCCGGCGGTGAAGGAGCTTGAGCGTGCCATTCTGGGCGGTCGGTTCCGACACGGGGGACACCCGGTGCTGCGATGGAACTTCGGGAATATCCAGCTCCACGTAGATCCGGCCGGGAACCGTTCGTTCCACAAGGGCAAGAGCGGCAACAAGATCGACGGCGCGGTCGCGACTGCAATGGCAGTGGCACGCTGCGCTGCCGCCGAAGATCACCTCACGACCAGCGCTGATTGGTTCACTGACGACATGTGGACGGCGTAGGAGGCCACGGAATGGACGAAGAACGGCTGATCGTGGCGCTCGAGGCGCGCATCCGGGATTTCGAGAAGAACATGATCAAGGCGGAGAAGCGCGGGACGCAGTCCTACCAGCGGCTTCGCAGCGGCTCTCGTATGGCGACCAGCGGGATGGAGCGTGATATGCTGCGCTCGACCAGCCGCATCAACCAAGCGCTCGCCTCGACCTCCAGCCAGATCGGCGCCTTCGGCAAGGCTTTTCTGGCGGGCGCGGTGGCAACCGGCGTGGCAGCCATCACCACGGGGGCGGCGCAGGCGGTCCGGGGCATCGCGGATATCGACCGGGAGGCCAAGCGCGCCGGCCTGAGCCTTACCGCGTTCCAGGAGCTCAAGTTCGTCTCGGAGCAAAACCGTATCGAGATCGACCAGATGGTCGACGGCTTGAAGGAACTCCAGTTGCGCGCCGACGAGTTCATTGTGACCGGCGCCGGCCCAGCGGAGGAGGCCTTCCGCCGGCTGGGCTACAACGTGACCGAACTCAAGCGCCGCTTGGAGGAGCCTGAGGAGCTGTTCCTCGACATCATCGACCGCATGGAAGACCTCGACCGCGCCGGGCAGATCCGGGTGGCCGATGAGGTCTTTGGCGGCACGGCAGGTGAGCGCTTCGTGGAGTTGCTGGCGCAGGGTGATGAGGGGCTTCGACAAACGATCCTGCGCGCACATGAGGTCGGCGCTGTTCTTGACGCTGAGCTGATCGATAAGGCGCAGGAGATTGACCGACGCTTCAATGAGCTCTCGGCTCGGGTCAGTTCCTTTGGCAAGCGGGTCGCGGTGGAGTTCGCCGATGCCGCAGTGGAAGCCGTGGATCTGCGCGCCAAGCTGAATGAGCTATTCCCGAACGAGGGGCAGGGCCGCGCGGTTCTCGGGGATGAGGCTTTCGACGCCCTCGAAGATAACCGGGATGCGGTGGATGCGGCAGCCGTGAATATCGGCGAGTTGCGCGAGCAGTACATAGGGCTGGCAGAAGACGCCGACCGGACGGCGAATGCGCTCACTCAGGCGGCCAACCTGGCGCGCTCTTGGGGCTACGACGAGGTGGCCGCCACGCTCGCGGACAGCGCCACCGAGATGCGCGACCTTTCGGACCAGTTCAAGGCCGGCACAATCGAGGGGGAGGCCTTTGGCGATCAACTGGCGATGATCCAGACCAATGCCAGCGACGCCTTCGATGAGCTGGCAGAGGCCGACAAGGTCGATTTCTCCAATGCCATTTCGGAGGTCAGCCGCCTCGGTACTGTGATCAGTCAGGTTGCCGCCTTTGCGGTCGATATGGGCAACAAGATCCGCAATGCGGCCGGGCTCAGCGATGCCGGGCCGGGGATGGATAGAATGCCGGAGGGGCCGCTCGACGTGTCCCTTCCGCCCTCGTCACTTGCCCCAAGCTCATCGCCTCGCCCGAGGATGCCATCGGTCAACTTCGGCCCGGACACCTCGCCCGGCGCGGCCACAGGCGTAAGCGGCGGGGGAGGTGGCGGGCGGTCTCAGATTGATGACTTCCGGCGTGAGGTGGAGCGTACCCGCGAAGAGATTGCGCGGCTGGAGGCTGAGGCCGTTGCCTTGGCGGCGATCGCCGAGACGGGCTTCGAGTATGGTGATGCGTTAGACTATGCCCGGAAGAAGGCAGAGCTCCTGTATGAGGCGCAGGCGGCCGGACAACAGCTAACGCCGGAGATGCGGGCGGAGATCGATCAGTTGGCGCAAGCCTATGCGGCAGCAGGCCGATCCGCTGAGTTGGCCGCAGGACAGCTCGACAAGGTTCGAGAGAACGCGGAGCGAGGTGCGGAACGTATGGCGGATCTGTTCCTGGGGATCCTTGATGGGTCAATGTCCGCTGAGGACGCTCTCCGATCTTTGGCTGAGCAGCTCCTGCGGGCTCAGCTGGAGTCGGCGTTTCTCCAGCTGGCGGACGCTGGTGGCCCGATAGGGAGCGTGTTTTCGTACATCGGGGAGGCGCTTTCTGGTGCTCGCGCCCAAGGCGGCCCGGTTCGCGCTGGTAGCGCCTACTTGGTTAACGAGCGCACCGCGAACTCCGAGGTCTTCGTTCCCTCGCAGAGCGGCGGGATTCTTAACGTTCCTCAGGCTCAAACGGCGCTTCGGCAAGCCGCGGGCACACCATCTTCCGCGCCTGCTCCAGTCGTGAATGTCCCGGTGAACGTCAACAACTACGGCGCAAAGGTCACGACGCGACGCAACGCCGCCGGAGGTCTCGACATCGACGTGGAGCAGGCGATCGACGACTACTTCGACAGCGGCCGCGGCAACCGCGCGATGAAGCGCAACTACAGCCTACGCGCAATGCCGAAGGGAAGTTGACCGTGACCGATAAGCTTTCGAAGCGTCTTTGTGCCGCGCTTGAGGCACATCTCGCCGGGGGACGTCCCGACCTTCCAGAGGGAGGCGCATTGATCTGGCGGTGTTTCACAGCGCTCTCTCGGGCACGGTCGTGCGGGCCGATCGGGCCGAACCCGATCAGCTATCCGGAGATAGCGGCCTATGCACAGCTCGTGCGGATGCCGTTTGAGCCGCATCACGTCGAGACGCTGGCGGCTATGGATGTGGTCTGGATGGAGAGGGCTTACCGGGCGGCGAAGGGCGCGCCGGATGGCGTCAAGACGTTGCACCCGAGGTCGGAGCATGCCTTGACGCCGATGCTGTTTGATCTGAGTGTTTAGGCGAAACGACCGCTAACTTCACGCGGCAATCTTCATCCCACCCTTGGGGAGAAAATCCAAAGAATCACTGAGCTGGAAACCATTGCCCCGCACCAGCGATCCCTTTTGAACACTCTTCGCCTCGATCGAGTATGCTATCATCGGGCCGTAGATAATGCTCCGATGGCACATCACAAAAAGCCAAGCTTTGACCGCTTGTTGAAGCAACTCTTGGAGCTCAGGGCGAAGCGAATTGATGTCTTTTTCAAGTTGGCTGTGCTTCGCGTCCATTCCCTTCGACATGGCTGGTTTTGACTTGCCACGAATCATATTGAAGAACACGCGATCGGAACCCTCGGCTGAAATAGTGCCATTCATACCAGCCAGAATATCGAGCACTGTGTCAGGAAGATCGCCTGGTGTCTTCAAAATGCTCGACAAGATGTCATCGAACTCAGATGCGGCAAGTTCGAGTGTCTTGTTGGCGTGTCTGCGGAGATTGATGAATATGCGGAGCGCCCAGTAAAACAAAAGGACGACTGCAAGTGTCAAAATTGCGGCAAAAGTTGTCATGCTTGCTACTCCTTTCCTTTTGTTCCTGTTGGTGCGCGTTTGTTCTGTTCAGCTGTGATTTTCTTGGAGATGATAAGAGTCTGTTTTTCTAACTTCTTCATCGTCCTTCGGTGCTCCAGGCAAACTGTCAAAATGCTTGGAAGCCTGTAGGCGATGATTGCTACGATGAGGACACCACCGAAGAGCAGTACGCCTCCAACGCCCGCGTTGATCCACCAAATTCTGAACTCCTTGATGATCGCTGCAACATCAGGAAAACTAACTTCCAACTATATAGACCTTGACTATGGCATTTTCGAGGTGATTCGTTAAATAGTGCTTAAGTAGCTTCTGTCAGGTCAAGACTCTTCTTGAAAATTTCTATCTTTTTCATCATATTAGACGCCGGTTTGTGCTCGGTGGCGGTGTGGTCACAAAAAAATCAACGGTTCCGAGCCAGGGCGTGGCGGCCGGCTTGAGGTGACGGAGCGGCTACGTCCTCAACGCCTCGATCATGGCGATGAGGACCTTCTTAAGCCTACTACTCCTTAGGTAGGTACGCTCCTTTTCCTCGAAGCGCGTTGGAGCACCAGCAAACAAGGCGAAGAAACTCAAGCTGTTCATCCGCGGTCGGTACACTGCTGCCGTGAGCCTTGGCCCAGAGATCCTTAGCCATGTGGTATGCTACCTCAGCCAGCGATCCTTCATTTTCCATCACGATCTTATCTGCCAAATCCGTGTCTCCTGCATTTCCCCCTGCGGACGATACATCCTACCAGTCGAACCGCAAGGCTAGATGGCAGCTTCGCTTTGCTCGGCGGTGAGCACCTACATGTTTCCATCATGTGAAAGTCGGAAGAAGCCGAAGGGTTGAAATCATATAAATCGTGACTTCGGCTCACCTATCCGGCTCGGCATGGGCTTCAGGTTGCGGCGACGCGGGGTCGGCGTCGGCTTCTGGGGTTCGTTGAGCGCATCGCGCCCGGCCGTCGTGATCCGGTAGCCCGTCTCGTTGCAGAAGCGGTTCGGTCCTGCCTCGATCAGGCCAAGTGACAGAAGGTGACCAATGGTTCCTTGGCCGATCCCGCTGCCAAGGACGCCAAGCAGCACGTAGTTGTCCGTCCCGCCCACACGGTCGTCCTCGTAGTCAGTTTCTTCGCGGACGCTTCGCAGGGCTTTTCTCTGTCGTGAATTCAAGGTGGCACTCATCTCAGGTGAGGGATGTAATCTTCGTCTTCTTCCACGCTGAATGGCCGCAAGAGCAGGTCAAGCTCGTGCTGGAGGACGGAGTTCATGTCTCGCATCTGCTCGTGCAGCTCGGCGCGGCGGTTTGAATCCGTCTCCGATTTGATCGCATCGGCCAGCCTGGCGATCTCCGCAGCCGACTCATTGATGTCGCGGTTGCCCGGGTAGGCCTTCTCGAGCGTCTGAATGATCTCGGCGTTGATTGACCGGTTCTGAGCGCGCGCGGCAGCTTCGACCCGGTTCTTCAGATCCAGGGGGAGGCGGAGCTTAAACTGGGGGTCAGTCTGCTTTGGTGTGGCCATTTAAGATTTCTGGACCAAAAAGGTCCTTGACGAAATGGGACCTTTTAGGTCCATATGGACCTGTTAGGTCCGTGAGGCGAGCAATGAGCGATCCAGTCCAGATGAAGATCCGAGTTCCGGCTGAAATTAAGGAGTGGCTTGAGGAGCAGGCTGAGCTTCATCAGTCGTCACAGGCGTCAGAAGTCGTAAGGGCTGTGAGGGAGCGTATGGCGCGAGCTGAGCAACTCACGACTGCCTGACATGATATGGGCCGGGGGCGTTGCACCGCACCCCAGCCCTGAACCGAAACCGATCTGTAGAGGAGATCGATCATGGCATACCGCCAAGATACCACCCGCCGCGCCCTTCTGAAAGGGTTTCCCGTTGCAGGCGCGGCAGTTTTTCTGCCGCACGTTGCTCAGGCAGCCAGTCCAGATCCTGTCGTGGAGGCCTATCACGAATGGCTGGCCGCCCGGCGGGAATGGCGAGAGCTGTCCGAGCTTCCAGGAAATGAGAATCTCGACCATCCGCGCATGCTCGATTTGCAGGATATCGAAATCGACGCCGAAACGCGGATGGTCGAGCGCAGGCCGACCACCTTGGATGGTGTGGCTGCGCTCGCGGCATTGGCCTTCATGCACGGGCTAGGCGGATCGACTTGTCCTGAGCAACAAGCGCTGGAAGAGGATTGCTGGGACTGCAAGATTGCAGGCTCGATCTGGCGGGCTTGTACGGGACGCGAGGGGCGACCCGAGACCTGAGGTCGTCTCGCGGTCAGGCTATCCGGCACCACTTGGTGACAGGTGTTGTCATCAGGTGGTGCCGATGCTATCTTGTCACCAGGTGATGACAGGAGAGAGTTATGTACATTCCCAGAAGCCAATACCTTGATCTCGCGGGCGTCGATCTTGGTGCCTTCAAGCCGCTGACTGCCCGCAATCAAGTCCCATATCTCAGCCGGACGGACGAAGATAAGGATCACGAAGGTTATGCTCCTGTGGATAGCCTCATGCTCGCGACCGCAAACGCTGTCTTTGAGGTGACCGGGCATGATCGCGATGCCGTCAAGTTGCTGGTTCAAGCTTGGTGGCATGAAGCGCTTGCGTTGATGGAGCTCCATCTCGCTGGCGTGGAGCCATGGCTCTTGGTCACAAATCATTTGGGCAGTGGTGAGCTGCTCGCTGGAAGTTTTTCCGATTTGGTGGAGCGCGTCAGCTCGGATTATGACGGCGAATATCAAGACGGCTTCCTTGGCTTTACGCTCGTGCCGATGGTGGGAGTCGTTCAGCATGCAGCAACGCGCGCAGATGCGCTCGGTATATCATTCGGTGAATTGAATGAACGCGGGCGCCTGGTGCCGAAGGGTGCTTAGCATGCGAGGCACTCTCCCTGATGCTGAATCGCGGGGCGCGCGGCACCTGTCGGATCTTGTGGAGCTGTCCAACAGGTGCCGCAACTGCGAGGATCTCGCACCACGCATTTTTCCACCGAGCGCCGCCGTTTTTCCTTCGCCGTCTTGGATGCGTTCGGTCCTGGAAGGCCAGCGCCGCGGCAAACCTGTGAGCTGACTCTATGGATACGAGCCGCCCCATTCCCGATATGACCGGTTCCCGCATCCTTGATGCGGGGCGGACGCCTGATGAGTGGGCCAAGTATTTGAATGGACGCGGCATCAAGGTGCAGGCGGATACAATCCGCAAGAGGGCCAATGAAATCGGTGCGCGGCACACCTGCTTTGGGACCCCGATTATCACCGGTGCTCAGATGGATCTAATACTTACGGAGGGCGTGGAATGTCACTCAAGCCAAAGCTTCGGGGCTCCGTCTGGTGGGCATTCGGGCGGGTCAAATTCAACGGCAGGCCCATCACGGGATATATCCGCCGGAGCACTGGATCATCTTCGGAAGCAGGCGCGAGGGACTGGATACGGGAGTTCGAGGAAGCCGAAATCCGTCGTCACCTCCTTGGAGAAGAAGCGCAAAAGCTAACGGTTGGTGGCGCCATCCGCCTGTATGATGCCAAGCCAGCCGAAGCGAAGAAGTTGCTCGCCATCCTCGATACGGAAGATGGGCGGGACCTTCTCACTATGCCGGTGGAGCGCGTCACAGGTAAGTTCTTGCGTGAACTCGGCCGGCGGCTGAAGCCCGACGCTGCGACCGATACGATGTGGCGGGAGGTGGTTTCGCCGCTTCGGGCCGTAATCAACAACTCACACGACCTGGGGAAATGCCCTCCGATCCGCGTCAAGCGCTATAGCGAGAACGAACGGATTGCGCAGGACGTCGCACGGGGCCGTCAGAGCCGTGTGGAGCGTGTTCCTTCTACTCGAGAGTGGGTCGATGCGTTCTGCGCCTCTGCTGACCCGTGGAACGCCGCCATGCTGCGTTTCATGTTCGAGACCGCAGCCCGGATCGACCAAGCGGTCTCGCTCGAACCGCGAGATCTCGACCTCATGAACCATCGCGTTCGTCTCAAGGCGCAGAAGGGACATCCGGCGCAGTGGGTGATCATTTCTCACGAGATGATGATCGAGCTTGCGAACCTTCCTGCGAAGAGGCCGAAGAGCCGGAAAACCGGGTCTCTGATGGCGCCCAGGGTTTTTGGTTACGGGAGTTCCACTGGCTACAACAAGCGCTGGCGGACGATCTGCAAGCAGGCCGGCATTCCCTACCTCTCAGCGCACCCCGCAGGGCGTCATGGCTACTTTACAGAGCTCACGGTCAGGCAGGGGGTCGACCCAGTGGAGGCGGCGAAAGCGGGGCGTTGGTCGGACGCCGCATTGCCACTCAAGACCTATGCGCACGCCGAGCAGGATGAGGGCTCGATAAGGTCCCTATTTCGCACGAAGCCCGCACATCCTGCAACCGCTGCGGGCGCTAAGATCAATAAACTAAAGAGGAAATCGAGAGATGAATGATACCCTCCTAAGGGGCAGGTTGCAGGTTCGAATCCTGCCGGGATCGCCAGCGACCTTTCGGTGCAGCCAAATCAGCACGGTCAGGACCGGCCGGGGCCCCTTCCGGCGGCATGGGACGGGCCGCT